TTATGCTTGCACCGCGCAGCGTTGAGCCAGGGCCACCAGCCAATGCGCCAGCTCGGGCGGCGTATGCTCGCGTTCCGCCTTGCCGCATTCCGGCCGCCAGCCCGGATCTCCTTTCCGGCGCCGCTCGCCGGCGCGGTTGCGGCCGGACGGGGCGATCACATGCGACGCGTCGCCCAGGACGATGGGCATAGCTGGTATTTGAGCGGGCGCACAGCCGACGATGTACAGCAAGGTGGCCTTTTCCGCGCGGTGGCCAAACGAGCTTTGGAAAATCGGCAGCGTCCAGCCGCCAAATTTGTCCCGCTCGCCGATCGCTGGCAAGCCGCAATGAGGCCAAAGGGTCGAGCGCTTCGGGTGCTCGAGCACGCCGCCGAACTTGCGCACCTGGGCGACGGCCCACACCGCGAGTTCCTTTTCGTCCGGGCGCGGCCTGGCCAGGTGGCGCAGCGTGCCCCAGGAACGGCAAGGCGGATGCGCCACCACCGGCACACCACCTGGCCAGGCGCGGGCGTCGCGTTCCGCATCCCAGGCGTCAACAGCCGGCATGGTCTTGTAGATCGAATTGGCGCGCACGAACAAGGCCGCCACGGCCGGTACTGAGCGTTCCGCCGTCATGCTGGGCACCCCACGGGCGCGATTGCCTTCTTGACCGCCTCGATGGCGCCCAGCGGCACGGCGCGGAACATGCCCGGCCACTGGTGGTCCAGCTCCACCCACGCATGCAGCTCGCCATTGCCGACATCGCGGCGCAGGTCGTTGACGGTGCCGGCTTGGTAGCCTTCATCGGTATCGAATGTCACGCGGTCGCCCAGGGCGATTTGCCGCGGCGAATTGGTCAGGGTGTTCAGCATTGCGGTGCTCCTTTCAGTTTGGCGGTAACGCCGCACACGCCGAAGTGGTCGAGGGCGGCCTGGATCGCGTCGCCGCTGGAAGCGGCAATCGCGGCGTATTCAAAGCGTTCGGTTTGCGTGCGAACGATCACGGCATAGGTGCTCATGTGCCATTTCCTTCATGGGGTGGGTTGTCGGGGACGATCAGCCGGGGATAGGGGCAGGCGTTGACGGCCGCCCAGGCGGCAATCAGTGCTCTTTTTGCCTCGTCGGAAAGGTTCGGCGCGGGTGCCTCTGGCGGCGTGGCCGGGGCATGGCGGTCGGGGTGCGTACAGTTATTTACACGAGTCCGAGGAACGGCAACCCCAACAGCCACCCCGCGTCCGCCTGTGGCCTGTACCGGCGTCCACGTATGGCGCACGGACTTGAAGACCACGCCGATCAGATCGCTGCAGCGCACGCCGTAGGGCGTGGTGCGCAGCGTTTCGCCATAGCGGCCTATGACGGTCTTTTCGTCCTTGGCCAGGGTGACGACCAGTTCCTTGCGTGGCACCAGGGCGCCGCCCTGGGCGCGCAGGTATTCGGCCCAGCAGGCGCGCTTTTCGCCGTCGATCTTTTGCACGGCGTCCCAGGCGCGGCGCATGGCGGCCGGCGCTTCATTGAGCATGCTTTCCTCGATGCGGCGCAGTTCGCGCCACACGGTGACGGGAGCGCCGCCCCATTGCTGGAATTGGCGGATGCCCCAGCACGCGGCCCAGGACTCGACGCGCGCCGATGGCGTCAGCTCGACATCGCCTTCGGTGTCGGCCGTGACGACATAGCCCTCTTTCGTCTTGTGCTCGGCCACGCCGTCGATGTTCTTTGCCACGTACTTGGCGATGTAGCCGGCGGCGCTGCCCTTGGCCCAGTCGATGCGCTTCACGTCCAGGCGGCGCGCGAAGGCGCCCGGCTCGCCACGGTCCACGCGCCATGCGTAGCGCTTCATGATGCGGATGGCGCGGCCGGCCACGTCCTGCAGGTGGGCTGTCTTGTATTTCGCGGTGGGGCGCACGAACAGCAGCAGATGCCAATGCGGACAGCCGTCGTGATGCGGCTCGGCGATGCGAAAGCCGTACAGGCCAATACCCCGACGCGCCAGCGCGGAGCGGCAAAGCGACGTCATCTTGCCCAAGTAGGCATTCGCTTCGCGCGGTGTGGAGCCATCGAACTTGTCGTTTGGCTTGCCACTGTGCTGCATGGCGTGAAAGCGCGATGGGCACGTCCAGGTGATAAAGATGCCCTGGTCGCCGCGTTCGCGGGCAATCTGCTCAAAGCCGTTGATGCGCAGCATCAGTTCGCCGCGCCGGATGGCCTTGTTGGCAGTCGTTTTCTCAGCCAGCTCGGCGATGCTGAATTGCTGGCCGTTTTCGTTCTGCACCAGAGTGGCCGCTAGCGCTGCCGCGTTGCGGCGGTTCTGCGCCAGGCGCGATAGCACGGCATCGTTGCTGGCGTAGGGTTCGCCGCTATATTTCACATAGCCCAGGCGGATATTGCCTGCCTCGAAAGCGCGCTTGACCTTCTTGCGCAGTTGGCGGCGCCACCAGCGGGCATCGACCAGGCGGGCGATGGTGTCGGCCTGCTTTTCGAACTCTGGCAGTTTGATGCCGTAAGAGGTGCATTCGTCCGCCATGATCTGCAGGGCGTGCGCTTCCGATGTGGCCGACCAGAGCGCCTTGACCACACCAGCAGCCGCGCGCTCAGCAGTGGCCACGATATCAGGGTCGCTCTGCGACAGGTCAACGCCGGCCGGCACGTACTGCTCGGCAAACTCGCGCACAAAGCTGGTGGCGATGGATTCATAGACTTTGTGCCAGGACGACCAGGCCATCTTGGCCAGGGCGGCCGTGATGACGCGGTTGCGCCATTTGTATGGAATGCTGGCCAGCTCTGGTGCGAACTGGGCGGATCGCAAGAAGGCTTCGTGGCGTTGCGGAGCAGGCAGCAGGATTTGTTTAGATTGCATTCAACAGTCTTTCGTACACACGGATAGCGGCAGAGGTGGCGGCGCGCAACTCGATGCGCTCTTCCTCGGTAAAGGAGTGGATGGGCGATTCCCAGCGGTCGGCGTCCAGGCCGGCGGCAATCAGCACGGAACGGCGCGCGCCGCGCGGCGACAATCCCCAGGCCTGGGCGATAAAGCGCGCCTCGCTGGCACGCCGCTGCTCGATGGCGCGCAAGCTGGCCCGTTCGGCCAGGCTGGCTTTTGCCGCTGCGATGGCTGCCAGTGCCTCCGGCGCCCCTGGGGGCGTCGGCACGTCCTTGTCGCGCGCGGCGAGGATGGCCGACGCAGGCAGGAACGACAGGTGATTGTCGATAAGGGACGCCGGCATGGTTCAGTCCTTGATGGCGCCGATGGCCTGCAGCACGGCAGGGGTGATGACTATCAGGAGCGACAGCAGCCAGATGGCGACGGACTTGAGCGCGCGCAGCATTAGCAGGCCTCTGGCGATACGGAGTGCTTGACGAAATACTTGGCCAGGTAGTGCGCCGTAAGCTCAGAGCTTCCCCAAACGAAAGCGCCGTCATTGCTGGCAAACAGGAAGCGAATTTCGATAGGCAGATCGCCAATTAGCTTGCGCTGGTTTGCCGCATCAAAGAAGCCGGCCAGTTGTAGCGCCCACTCATCGCTAACGATAAACGTGAGATTGCGCGCGCCGAACGTGTGGCATGTATTGGCGACGACGTGAAGATAGTTGGTTAATGCGCCGATGTCCGTCTCGCTGCCGGGCTGAAGCAGGAAGCAGGTGGGCGCCACCGGGATGACGCATTGCGCAAGCGTAGGGCAGTTCGTGCCGCAGGTCGGGCGCAACGGTGCCGCACTGGCGGCTTGCAGACTGTTTTGCATCGGATTTCCTTATTTTTGGTTGAACGAATCCCGCACGCTCAAAAGGGAGCGCAGCAGGGCACAGCAAAAGAGGGGAGTTACAGCGGCCGGGTTACGGCGGCGCGAGGATAGGTAAGGCGTTCATCAGCACCCCGCAGTCAGGTCCAGGGCCAGTTGGCTGGTGGCCGCTGTGCGCGCATGCTGGGACATCGGGATGCGAATATCCGGCTTGGGCATGGCGGACAGCGAGAGAGTGCGCAGTACTTCCAGGCCTGCCACGAAGGAGTGCCCGCATTCGGGGTTCTGGCACATGTAGGTGATTTCCTTGAACATGGCGGACATCATGCGGCTTTTAACGGCGCGGACGGTGTATTCGCAATGCGGGCAGGGCAGGCCGATGACTCTCATTTGTTCTTTCTTTTCACTTGATACAGGGCACGGCCTCGGCCGCTCATCTTGCGAATCCCGATTCGTACGTTATCCTTAATCAACCACTCAATAGCCTGGTCGATGGTGTCCAAGCCCTGCTGTATTCGGACACGTTCAAACGTGTCTTGGTCTTCATCGCATGTTTCTACAGGTACGGAACGGTCGGGCATATTTTCGGCTGCTCAAAAGTTGCTGATTGGTGACTTCATTTAGGCAGCAATGCTGGGTAAGGTGACACTGTTGTCGTCGCCAAGCACTATTGCCGCCTGGCGAAGCGCGAGCTGCCGCAGAAACGGCGCCAGTTCCTCGCCCTGATAATTGGCGATGGCGGCCAGGACGTCATACTCATATTCGTCAAGGCGCACCATGACACGGTTGTTACGGACGCGTTTTGGATCGGGATACATGGGCCTGCTCCTGTGCTGTTAGGCGTGATGGACAAGGGAGAATTGTTCGAGTTCGGCCTCGTAAGATTGCAGGCCACGTAGCAGCATTAGGCGCATAAACGATGCCCGCGAACGGGAGTCTTGCTGTGCGAATTTTTCCACGCGCTCGATCTCAGGGGGGAGCAAGCGAATCGGGATTGGCTGCGAAAGTGGGTTCTTCGGCTGGCGCGTGACTGGAGCGGTAGATGTCATAGGATATGATTTGTATACGTCACATGGTAATGACGTCACTTTAGTACAAAAAATTGTACTTTGCAACTAAAAGATAGACATATGGATACATTAGGGCAGCGCTTAAAAAGCGAACGGAAGCGACTAGGCATGACTCAACCGGAATTCGCACTGGTTGGGAAGGTCGAGAAGGGCACACAAATTAATTACGAACAAGACAAGAGATTTCCTAGCGCGGATTATCTAATTGCCATCGCATCAGTGGGCGTCGATACGCAATATGTGTTGCATGGCACGGCCGCAAGCGCCACGTTGACCGAGGACGAGAATGAGCTACTAGTCGGATATCGCAAGTTGGACTTGCGAGGAAAAGCACGCGTACTTGGCGTTGTTGAGGGAATTACGGAGCCAGCTATTGCCCCGTCATCTAGAGGAATCGAAGGCAAGACGCAAATGGTATTTCATGGCAAAGTAGGCCAGCAAATTCACGGAGATATTACGGCTCCCCAAACGATCAACATGGGTCGCAAAAAAAAATCACCGACGTAACTCGTGGCGAAAGGGCAGGTTCTCGTTGCTTACGAGCGTAGGAAAATGGAAAGTTGCCGCTCTAGTCCCATTGCTCTTTGCCTGCTGCTGGCCGCAATATAGATGTGAAATAAAGACTTCCACGGCCACAAGATTTGTCAAAAATTCATGTTATTACGACGGGAAGCCGTATTCACTTGGTATCGTTATCGAGACGGCGCACGGGGTCAAATGTGAGTGCGCATCTACTTCCTCTGACGGTTTGCCCACTTGGGTGAGCGGTAACTGGAGTTAGCAACCTTGGACCGACTGGTCGTCCTGCTGCCAGAGACGACCATTCACGAGAGCGTGACAATGTGTGACTTTCCCCGCTATGCAACTTGTTATGATCTTGGACCGCTGGCGGCCAGAAGCAGCCGGTCAATGTTGGCGCACGGCGCGTAGAGCACGCATACAAATTGACAATCAAAATTTAGTACCGGGATCTCACAAGGATAAGCGATGGCAAAAATGGACGTAAGCAAGATTTTTGGGAAGATCAAGTACGTAGAACACTTCCCTGACTTTAAAGTGAAGGTGGTCGAGAATTTCGCGGATCTTCACGTGCTCGAGGTCGATCACTTCCCGAATAAGCCGGGGACGTGGCAAATCGTCGATAACTTCCCAAACTTCAAAGTCCAGCTCGTGGAGAACTTCCCAGACTTCACGATCAAATTCGTTAAGCACTTCCCGGGTCCGCAAAAGAAATGACCTATGCAGTTATACAGGTGCTCCTGAATGGCACTTGAATCCGACATACACCTGCTTGGCGCTGCAAGGTGAGCTTGGGGAAATGCGATACCTTCACGCTGTTTCTCCTTCGGCCAGAGTTTGCGTAGGCTTCCAAGGTTCCTCGCTGTTTTCGCGGATGATGTCCCGCACTTCTTCGATACGCTTCCACGCACGCATGACCGCCCGCTTGGCGGCCTGCCTGCTCTTGTAAAGATGCTCCAACGTCTTGAGCGTGCCCTTGGCGCCGGCCTGTTCCTGCCCCGCCTTTTTCTTCTTCGCCGCCACGTCCTTCCACCTGGCCACCACGCCCGTGACGCCTTCGTCCGGGTCTTTCTCGTCCTCGCGCTCGGCCTCGACCGCTTCCGTCTTCGTTTCAAACTCCACCCGCGTGGTAAAGCCGTTGCCGCCCAGGCTGTGTGTGACCTTGATCGATAGCCATTCGGTGGCGTCGATCTCGGGCTTGAAGCCTTGCACCGTCACGGGCGATTGCGGGAACACGGCCGGGTTGCCCAGGGCAAGGCTCATTTCAAAGGTGGCTAGGCCGCGCAGGATGCGCTGCCATTCGGCCACGGCCGCCGCGCGTGCGTCTGTTTCATTGGCGAAGGTGGTGCGCAGGCGCTTGCTGTTGCCGGGTACGCCCGCCACGACGCTGCGGCGGCGCGCGTAGCGCTCGTCGTGCCAGAAGGCGCGCACGCCCGTGTAGGCGTCGCTTTCGGCGCTGTGGTAGCGGTGGCCGTCGCCCAGGGCGCGCGTGATGGGAATCACAGGCAGCGCCTTGCCGCTGGCGGTGCGGCTCTGGTTGATGGGGATGAAGAGCAAGGTGTCGTTCTTGACGGTGGCCACGGCGTCGTACTTCCGGCCCAGCCGGCGCAAGAAGGCCGCATCGCTCTCGTGCGTCTGGTCGATGTGCTCGATGGCGGTATCGCGCAGGCGTGCCGACACGCCCGACGCCAGCTCGTTGCGAAAGGCAATCGCCTCGATGATGGCGCCCAGGGTGGTCTTGTGAAAGCTGTGTTCCTGCTGCTGCTTGAAGGTGTCGATCAGGTTGGCCGACCTGGCGCGCAGGGTGATGGTGTCGGGCGCGCCGCTGTGCTCCACCTCGTCGACGGTGAACTTGCCCATGTCCACCAGGCCGGACGCTTGCCAGCCCAGCGCCAGGGCGATCTGCGCGCCGCGCGGCGGCAGCGCCAGTTTGCCGTCGCTGTCGTCCAGGGAAATGTCGAGCTGGTCGCTCTCGTCGCCACGGCACAGGGTCAAGGTCAGATTAATCAGCCGCGGCGAGACGATGGCCGTCAAATCCTTGTCCTCGATGCTGACCTTGAAGGCGGGGATATGCTCGCTCATTTGAACTTGTCCGCCGCGCTGCCGATGGCGCCGCTGATGCCGCCGCCGATCTTGTCTTTCATCTCGCTGACCACGCCGCCGTATTTCGACGTGATGCCACCGACCACATTGCCGACCACGCTGCCCACGGCATTCCTGGCCGCGCCCGCGATGCTGCTGGTCATGCCGTCGATACTGAGCATGTTTTTCAGGTCGCCGATGTCGCCCAGGCCCACCATGGCCAGCACGCCGTCGTCATCGCGCTTGAGCGCAATCGAGAACTCGACGCGGCGCGCGCCGCCGCTGCCGTCCAGGATGCTGCGCCCCTCTGTCATGCTGGTGATGCGGTAGGAGCCGAGTATGCGGCCCGTTCCCTGGATCAGTATCCACGATTTACCTGTGTCGGCCATCATACGCAGCGCATCGAGCGAGTACAGGGAGCCGGTCAGTTCTGGCGCCACCCAGCCCGACAGGGTGATGGTGTCGTCACCTGGCCCCACGTACTGGTGCGCATCGCGCAGGCCCACGCGGGCCGTGCTGGCGTGCTTCCATTCCGTTTGCCGCTGCAGCTCGTGATAGGCCAGCGTCGGCAGGCTGAACACGAACATTCCTAAAATCATCATCATGGTGTGTTTTTCTTTCTTAATCGTGGTCGCGCAGAGACGAGCGGATGCGTGCCGCCTTTTCGCGGTCGCGCTGCTCCATGGCTGCATATACGGCTCGCGCGATGGCCTGCGGATCGGAACCGGCTTGCGCCTGGATCGTGATTTCGATCTTGTCGCCTTGAATCGTCATGCCGGCACCGAACCCGCCCTGCGACAGCGGCGCGCGCATGTCGAAGGCGCTGGCCGGCAGGGCGGTGGCCGTGCCGATGGCAATGCCGGCGCCCAATTGCGTCAGGCGCTGCGCCAGGCCGGATACCTTGGCAATCGGCGCGCCCTCGCTGCGGTCCAGGCCCACGACCAGGCCCTGCATGGTGTAGTCGCCCAGCTGGGCAAACACGCGGCTTGGGCTGTGGATGCCCAACTTTTCCTTGAACCAGGCAATGGTGCTGGAACCGGCATTGCTGATGGCGTCCTTGACGGCGCCCATGGAGCCGGTGATGCCGTTGACCAGGCCGCGCAGGATGTTGGCGCCGAACTCGGTGAACTGCGCCGGCAGCTTGATGCCGAACCAGCTCAACACGCCCGCGAATGCCTGATAAAACACGCCGACCGGCGACCAGTTGATAATCAGGGCCGTGATGCTGCCCATGCCGCCCGCGCAAACGGTGCGCAGGCGCGACCAGATGTCGGCGAAGAAAGCGGCGATAGGTTGCCAGGAGGCGCTGATGCGCTGCAGGAGGCTGGCGCCGAAGTCGGTGAACTTGGCCGGCAGCGCGATGCCGAACCAGCCCAGCACGCCTGCAAAGGCACGATAGAACAGGCCCAGTGGCGACCAGTTGGCGATCAGGTTATTCACGCCGACGACGCCGCCGGCAAAGGCCGTCTTGACGTCAGACCACAGGCCGCGAAAGAAACCCTTGATTGGCTCCCAATATTTGTAGATCAGGTAGGCGGCGCCGGCGATGGCTGCAATGGCCAAGATGACCCAGCCTACCGGCGTTGTCAGCAGTGCTGTACCGAACCCCAGCGCGGCCCGGCCGGCCCACATGAAGGCGCCGCCCAGGCCGCGCATGATGGGCGTGAGCACGCCGCCCGTCACGCCCATCTTGGCGAACATGACGTGCAGCATGGCATACGGGCCGATCAGGGCGGCGATGCCCAGCATCAGCGGCCCCAGCACCAGCAGCAGGCCGGCCAGCACGGCAAAGCCGGCGATCATGACCTTGGCCACGGTCGGGTTGCGCTCCATGAAGGCGTTCAGGCGCGTGATGGCACTGATCGCCATTTCCAGCCCCTGCGCGTACAGCGGCAGGATTTTCTCGCCCATGGTCAGTTTCAGGTTGGCCAGCCTGGCCGTCGCTTCCAGTTCGGCGCCGCCGGCCTGCTGCTTGCCCAAGTCATAAATCTGCTCGATGTCATACGCGCCTGCGTTCAGCTTGGCGTTCTTGTGCATCTGGATGCGTTGCTTGAACATATCCAGAAACTGATTGCCGGCCGTGCGCGTCGAAAACAGGCTGCCGATGGTGTCCTCAATTTTCTTGGGATCCGTGATGCCTTTCTTTTCCAGTTGTGGCAACAGCACTTGCTCCAGCCACTCAAATTGGCTGCGCCGGAAAATGTCACTGCCAAGCAGGGCGCCAGGGCCAAGCGTAGAGATTTGACCGACTTTATCGTGCTTCACTTTACTGTGGTCACCGATCAGTCCCAGGTTTTCCAGATTGGTCACGGCGCGCTTGGTGGTGCGCCCCTGATACAGGTTCGAATAGCCGGACATCAGGGCCGTGCCGGCACGGTGGCCGCCGACTTCCTGCACCAGCGGTTCCATCTGGTAATAGAACTGCTTGTCGTCCATGATCTTGGCGGCAATGCCGCCCGTCTTGATGAAGTTCAGCCACTCCGTCGGCCCCACGCGCCCGCCCGTGGCCGTGATGACCTTTTGCATCATGTTGGCCTGATCGTGGAACTTCTCCGAACTGGCCGTGCCGCCGCGCTGCTCGATGACTTTCAACAGGTCCATGAAGATACGTTCGTTTTCTTCGCCCGACTCGGCGCCGAAGAACGCCTTGTTGGCAAACTTCATCTTGGCCAGGGTAGGCGCGACCATTTCCGCGTGGTGAAGATCGCCAAAGATCGACATCGCGTCGCGCACCAGTTCCAGGTTTTCGTTCTGGCTGGTGCCGTAGGTCTTCATGTTCTTGGCAAAGGCGATTGCCTGCTGGCTGGTTTTAGGCCCCAAGCCCAAGGCATTGACGCGGGCCTTTTCCAGCTGGTAATGCTTCGCCTCGTGCAGCCCCTTGGCTATGGGCATGGCCATGACCGCGCCGGCTGCTGTCGCGCCAGCGCCCGCCATGGCAATGCTGCCCGCTTTGCTGCGCAGTTTGTCGGCGTGCTGGGTGGCATTGGTGACGCGCTGCTGCTTGGTGGCCGCGTTGGCCAGCTTCTGCTGCTGCAGCGTCATGGTTTTGTTGGTGGCCTCGATCTCGCGGCGCAAGGTGCGCTCGTGGTTGGCCAGGTCTTTGGTGCCGATGCCGGCGCCCGCGAGCCGCTCGCGCATGACCTGCAGTTGCTGGGCCTGTTGCTGGCCTGCCGTCTTCAAGGCGCCGGCCGCTTTGGTGGCGGCGTTAAACTCGCGCGTCATGGCCCGCGTGGGCGCCTCCGCCTGTTTCATCTTGGTGGCCAGACTGGCCACCTTCTGCTGCGCCGCTTCCAGCTTGGCGCGGGTGGCGTCCAGGCCGCCATGCAGCTCGCGGAATTTACTGATGTTCTTTTGCTGTGCGTTCAAGTCGCGCAAGCGGTCACTGGTGGCCTTCAGCGCCTTGGCCGTATCGCTGGAGCCGCCCATGATCTTTTTCAGCGGGCCGGTGATCTTGTCCAGTGCCGCAAACACTACCTGTAATCTCAAATCCCGACCAGCCATTTATTCCGCTCCGCTTCGCTGCCGGGCGCGTTCGCGCCAGGCCATCAGTTCATCAATCGTAAAGCCGTCCATCGCTGCCGGCGTCCAGTGGAAGACGCCGGCAATGTCGGCCATGGCGTCTTCTACTTCGCCGGGGATACCGAAAGGCGATCTACTTTGCTCGCCAAAAAACCGGCAACCTCGACGCCCACGGCCAGCAGGTCGGCCGGGTCCATGTTGGCGATGTCGTGCGCCGTCAAGGTGGGCTCAGTGATGCGCGGCAGCACAATCTGCAGGGCCGATACGTTCAGGTTGGCCAGCTCGATCAGGGAAATGCCGCGCAGCGCGCCCGCCTTGGGCTTGCGCACGGTCAGCGAGGTGATGAGGCTGTCGCCGCGCTTGATTGGTTCGTCCAGCTCGATGACGGCTTGGTTTTGGGTATCGTTGTTCATGGTGTGGTCCTTGTGTTGGTAAGTAAAAGGGGGATTACAGGCCGATGGCCTTGCGGATGGCCGCATTGGTGTCGCCGCCGCCAAAGTTCTCCGTACCACTCATGAAGTCCAGTTCGATGACGGTGGTGCCGTCGATCAGCAGCTTGTAATAGCTGCAGGCCATCGTGTATTTATGGGTGGTGTCGTCGCCCATCTTGGCGCCGCCCATATCGATTTCCTTGTAACGGCCGCGCACGACGACTTCGACGGCGGCGACTGTGCCGTCATCGTCTTCCTGGTAGGCGCCGGCAAAGCGCAATTGCACGGCGCCGTGCGTGTGCGCGCCGTACTGTTTCAGGGCTTCGGCGATCAGGCCGCCGCCGCTCCATTCCAGCGAGAGCGCCTCGTTGCCGAAGTCCACGGACACGGGGCCGCTCATGCCGCCGGCGCGGTACTCTTCTATCTTGCGGCTGAGCTTGGGCAAGGTGACTTCGGGCACCATGCCCATGAAGGAGACGCCGTTCTGGAACAGGTTGAAGTTTTTCAGTTTGCGGGGCAGGCCCATAATTTCTCCAGTATTTCAATGCGCCCGCGCAGGTGCGGGCAGGGTGGTGGCGCTTAGGCGGCGATACGCGAGGCGAAGTCGGCCAGGTAGCGGTCGGTAATGCGCTGCTGGAATTTCAGGTTTTCCAGCGGCGGCACGGGCGTGTAGTCGTAATCGATGGCCAGCTTGCCGTCTTTCAGCGCCGTCTTGTCGTTGTATTGCTCGTCATACCAGGCGTGGCCGTCGATGATGTAGCCCTGCAATTTCAGGTCGCGGAACTTGGCGTTGATGCTTTCCAGCAGGTCGCGCACCAGGGACGGATGCAAGGGCAGGTCCACATAGGCGAAATGCGCTTCGGCGATGGTGTCGGCCAGCACTTGGGCCGTGCGCGTGTAGCTTTCGAAATAGAAGAAGCCGCCCGGCGCCTCGCAGGTACGCGAACCCCAGAAGCGGTAGCCGCCCATGTTAATCAGGGTGGTCACTTCCTTGGCGTTGAGCACACCGGCATCGGTGGCCGGGTCTTGCAGGTCGAAAAACACGTCCTTGCTGATGCCGGTGGGGCCGTTGACGACGACATTCGACAAAGTCTTGTGCCAGCCCGTTTCCTCGTCGATCTTGGCGCGCAGGCCCATGGCGTAGGCGACGGCGGAAATGCTGGCCTCTTCGTCGGTGGCGGTATTCCAGTTCACAAAATCCGGCCAGATCATCATCACTTCGCGTTGCCCGAACTGGCCGCGATAGGTGGTGGCCGCCGTGACGGTGGCACAGCCATAGGCGGCGGCATACAAGAAGGCGCGCAGGCGCTGCGCCACGCTGGCCATGGCATTCGTCACGGCCTGGGTGTCCAGTCCCGGCGCGCCCAGGATGCGCGGTTTCACGCCCAGCTTGCTTTGCGCGGCCAGCAGCGCCTGGGCGCCCAGGTACTTGCCATCGGGCGACACGCCGCCCACGGCGTTGCTGGTGGTTTCCGCTTCCGTTTCGCCCTGCGCCACGCGCACCACGATGGTCAGGGGTTTGGTTTGCGCGGCGATGGCCTGCAGGCTGCGGTACAAGGTGCCCGTCTTGCCGGCCTTGCCCATGGCGGCCAGCACGTTGGTGACGAGCACGGGGGTGTCGAGCGGGAAGGCCACGGGGTCGGCATCGTCAGCCGTGGCGATCAGGCCCAGCACGGCGGTGGATACGGTGCGGATCGGGCGCGAACCCTCGTTGATTTCAATGACGCGCACGCCATGGTGGTAGTCGGTAGCCATGTTGCTCTCCTGGTTGTTGGTAAATGTCGGGTGTTACTGGCTGCTGCCTGCATCATCGAAGGCGCGCCGGGCCTCTTGCGGCAAGGCGTCGGCGATGCGCTGGAATTCGGCGCTGACGGCCGCTTGCAGGGCGTCCATATCCTGGGCGGCGGCGACCGTCGCGCAGATGGTGATGTCGAGCAGGCAGGCGCGCGCCGCCGTGATGGCGCGCACCGTGTCTGCGTCGCCGCTGGCCATGGCGGCAAAGCCGATGCCGGCCAGGCGGTTGAGGATGCCGTCACGGCGCGCGCGAACGGTATTGAGGTAGACGGCGCACACCTGGCCATAGGGAATGGCAGGGGCCGGCGTGATGCGCAGCGTCCCTTTGACAAACCTGAACGATCCGCCGGATGCGCGGGCGGTATGGGCGGCCAAGTGGTCAGCATCGGATACCTCAAACACATCGGATGGGACGTCCTGGTAATCGATGTTGACGGGGTAAAAAAAACCTGTACTCGGTGAATATCTGACGGCCATGATTAGTTTCCAATCGCAAAATAGGATGGGGTGATGCCGCCCGACAGCGTTGTCCCGTTGTAGGTGAACAGGCGGCAGCCCGTTTTGGTTTGCATGCCGGCATTGATATTGCTGGGCGCACTGGCACCGGTGCCGCCTTGCCCGTCATAGCCCCCGAAGACACGAAAACACTTGTTCGGAAACGGAATGGGAAAGATCACATCGACATAGCCAGCGGCCTGGGTTGTAGCACCAGTGCCCCATTGCAAAATGAAGTCGCCGGAAATTTGCTTGAAGCCGTTCGAAAACAACATCGCCGCAAAGTCGGCATTGCGCCACAGCTCGGCGGTCGAGTCGATGACTTGCCAGACTTTTGGCCCGGTCGCCATGAGGGTCAGAAATTGCCCTGGCTTGATCGTGATGCTCGGCACACTGCCGACATCAAATCCAATGTTTACGCCTGGCGCGGCAAGAATGGTGCCGGTATTGAACAGGCCGAAGAACTTGACGCACTTGCCGGAATTGTTGGGAATGCCAAGCGCTACGGGGTCGGGAATGGTGATGGTCTTGCCGGCGGAAGGGAAGTACAGGGCGCAACCCATATCCTCGACGGTGAGTGTGCGGCTTTCAATGACGTCGGCATAGCGCACCATGTTTCCTTGCGCGCGCTGTACAAAATCGGCATTGACCAGCTTGCTCGACGCGTCAAACTTCGGCAGTGTCGCGATCTCCTTCATGCTGTATTGCGGATGCGGATCGGCCGCCGCTGCGTGCTTGGCCAGCTGCTGGTCGCCATAGGCGCGTGCGCTGGTGTCTTGCTGATCGACATAGGTAACCTTGGCCAGTAGCGGGTGCGGATCGGCGGCCGCCTGGTGCTTGGTCAGTTGCTGGTCGCCATAGGCACGTGCGCTGGTGTCCTGCTGATCGACATAAGCGACCTTGGCCAGGAGCGGGTGCGGATCGGCAGCAGCCTGGTGCTTGGTCAGCTGCTGATCGCCATAGGCGCGTGCGCTGGTGTCCTGCTGATCGACATAGGCGACCTTGGCCAGCAGCGGATGCGGGTCGGCGGCGGCCAGGTGCTTGGCCAGTTGCGCGTCACTGTAGGCGCGCACGATGATGTCCTGCTCATCGACATACTTGCGCGTGGCCAGGATGACAGACGGGTCGATTTTCAGTTCGATGGCGGCTGTGCTGGCCACGATGAGGACAATGCGCACCACTTGCGTGCGGCCGCTGCCCTCGGCCATCAATGGCTTGTAGCTGGGCGGGCAGTTGGCCACCGCGCACAGGTCGCCGGCTTCGTCGTAGATACCGATTTCACGAATCCACCAGCCGCCCACGTCCTCGGGCAAGACTTGCTCGACGATGATCTGGCTGGCGTTGGCCGGGTCGATGCTCAACTGGTTCAGGCCGGCGCGGCGCACTTCGTGGACCAGCGCCTTTTGCGTGCGTACGGGCATCGGCAGCATGCCGTTGCCGTCGCCCACGGCCAGGCTTTTCAGTTTCAGGGTTTGGCCCAGGGCGATGGCGTTGGCCAGCTTGGCCTCGCCCACTTCGGTCAGGATGGCAAAGTATGTGGTCATGGATAGATGGTCAGGGTGTCGATGGTATGGGATGCGCCGGCCTGCAACAGCGTGCCGCGCACTTCGATGGTTTCCGCGATCCAGGGATACACGGTCATGGCGTCGCCGTGGTAGGCGCAAGCGCCCGCGTAGACGTTGCCGCGACTTTCCAGGTAAATCGCCAGGCCCGTCATATGGCGGCTGACGGGTTTGGCGTCGGCAATCAGGCGTTCCATTTCCTGAAACATGGCATCCGTGATGCCCGAGTCCAGCACGCCGACATCGAGGCGGAAGGTGCCCGGTACGCCCGGTGGCGTGGTTTGCCACCATTCGGTGATGCGGATCAAATAGCCCAGGGACTCCACCACGCGGCGCACGGCGGCAATCGTGCCCTTGTGCTTGTGGATGAAATAGGCCGCCTTGATGGTGCCGCGCTTGGTCGATTCGGGCCAGGCGTCGTCCCAGCGGTCAACGGAGCAGGCCCAGGCCAGGAACGGCAGCAAGTTGACCGGGCAGCGGTCGGCGTTCCACAGGTCGCGCAGCGGCACGGGCACGTTGACCAGCTCGGCGCAGGCCACAGCAATGGCGCGCTCCAGCGCCGTGGTGTTGGGCGGCAGGGTGGGCACGACCTTATTCATCGCGCACCACGACATTGAGCTTGATGGCCGTGCAGCGCGCGGCCTGGGTGGCGTTCAGTTCGATGTCCGCCGCCGGGCTGGTCAAGACGACCTTGCGCACGCCTTCGACGTGGACGGCGGCGCTGCAGGCGGATCGATAAATGCTGTGGCCCAGCGGGCGGCGCGGCTGCGACACGCGCACGGCGTTGGCGTGCGCGGCGTCCAGCAGAATCGGCACTTCCGGGCCGACTCCGATAAACAAGGTGGCCTCGATCTGGTAGTCGATGACCTGGGCGGCCTGCACCGTCAGGCGGTCGCCCAGGGGGCGCACGTCCTCGGCGTTGAGTGCGCGCGCCACGGTGGCCAGCAGCGCGGAGTCGGCGATGCCTGTGTCGTTGTTGGCCAGCACAGTGACGATGACGTGAGCTGGCGAAGGGCTGGTGGCGCTCGCGTCCTTGACGCGGCCGTCGCTGCTGCGGGCGTGAAATTCATACGACGCTTTCGGGCCGGCCACGGACAGGCCATCCGGCGCTTCCTGGATGCGCAGGCGGTAGGCGTCGTTATCTTCCATGACGGCGGCCACGGGCGGCAGGGCGTTGGGATTGGCCGGCGTGATGGTCAGGCGCCCCACGTTGACGTTGGCGCCCAGCTGGTCCAGGTCGCCGTCGATGGCAAACGCCAGCATGACGGCCTTGCCGGCCTCGTTGACGCGGTTTCGCAAGATGGTTTCTTGGTAGCTGTTCTCTTCCAGCAGCTTGGTGGCCGGCTCCGATTCCAGCTCCAACAGGGCCGTGACGGCGGCGCGCGCGGCTTCCGGCAGCAGGCTGACAAGGTGAGCTTTGCGTGTAGCGAGGATGGCTTCGAAGTCCAGCACCTCGACCACGCTGGGCGCAGGCAACTGGGTCAGGTCGATGGGCGTGCTCATACGCTGCCGCCTTGCTTGACGGGCACGGACAGGGTGATGCCCTGGCCATTCGCCGTGCCATCGAGCAGCAGCGCGATGGCGCCGTCCGTGTCGCGCGTGAGCTGCACGCTGGCGAGCTGCAGGCGCGGCTCCCAGCGGCGCAGGGCAAAGGCGGTGGCGGCGTAGATGCGCAACTGCGTGGCGCTGTTCAGGGGCTGGTCGATCAGTTCGGGCACTTCGGAACCATAGCGCCGGCGCCGGATACGTGAGCCGATGGGTGTGGTGAGGATGTCGGCCACGGACTGGCGCAGATGATTCAGACCCGTCAGGCTGCGCCCGGTGGCGGCGTGCATGCCCATCATGGCAACGGCCCGCCCGACTGGTCGCCGCCGGACCTGACGCCGCCGTGCGGATGCTTGGCCAGGCTGATGGCGCCGGCCAGCACGTCGTCGGTCGCCTTGATGGAACCTTGCACGGCCATGGCCACGCCGCCAGCGGCGCCGGCCTTGGCATTCACGCCGCCGTTCAGGGTGGTGACGCCTTCCACGGTAGTGGATTGCTTGACGATCAGGTTTTTCATGACGGTCAGGTCGCCCGTGCAGATGGTGCTGGGCGCGTTCGACGTCACCTTGTCGGCCGTGATGGTGGCGGTGCCGCCTGGCAGCGTGGCCGTCAGCGCGTGGGCCGCATGGTCGTATTGCACCACGGCGCCGTCGGGGTAATGCGTGGTGTGGATGCTGTCGCGGGTGTCGGGCGCATCAAATGCCTGCGAGTACAGCGCGGGCAGGATGATGCCGCGCGTCAGGTCGCCGCCCGGGGAAAAGACGATCACCTGTTCGCCGATAGTCGGCGTTGACCAGGTGCGCGTGCTGCCGGCGCGCGGCGTGACCCATTTCAGCCATACCGTGGTGAGGGTCGGTCCGAGCCGGACGCGCGCCTTGGCCCCTTTGACCTCGGCAATGGTGCCCAGGCGGATCAGGTTTTGCAGCAAGCGGAGGAGGTCGGACAGGTCGGCGTTCATGCAGTGCATGTTGCCGAAGTCCGCGTGCGGATGCACGCGGGGGCGGGTTGATATGCTGCTTAGTGACTATGGCAATGCATGCTTATTAAGCTCACATTTATATGCTTGATGGTGGGAAAGTCCCCCGCCTTTTTTTCATCGAAAAGGATGGTGCAGTTTATATGTGTCGACCTTAAGTTCAAGTTTTATAGAGATCAAATTTTTCTATAGATACTTTCGCGTACAGTTTAATTGGGAAAATTGAAGTTCACTTGATGGCTGGTTTTATGGCTTTTTTTGTTAGAGGTATTGTTAAGGTGGCGTTGATGTGGCAACGTCGTTAGAAAAATGAGACAAAAATTCCAGATATGATGTTAACTGCAAAAGCCAAAATTATCCCCACTATCCAAATTTCTCTTTTTTTTACTAGCTTCTCATACTGCCCAATTTGGTGGCCAAATTCGAAAAAATAAATTGGGAATAGTTTTTTTAATTTGTATTGAAGAAATAATGCTACGGCTACAATAAAGGTGGAAATTGATAGAAATCTAATTTTTAACGATATGTCTTTCAATACCTCTGTTACATTTGAGAAGTTTCTCAACTCTCCCTTTAATATTGCATTTAATTTTTCAGATACCGAATCGGAGCGGATCGCTTTCTCTACATCTTTTACATACTGCAGAGAATCATGAATAATCAATGTATTGTCAATGTCTATTCCTATAGATTTTGCATAGAAGTAATAAAAAATACAAATCATAGTTATCATTGATAGCGAAAAGAATATGGTAATAGGAGTTGCTCGCAAAAATTTTGAAGTAGTTACCTTCTGAATTAACCAGTGATACTCCTGGTCGCAGACGTTTATTTCCATTTTTATTCTTTGCAAATTAAATTCCAAATCAGTTTGCGTTCCATAAGCATTAATTTTCACTTCACCTTTTTTGTCAAATACTATCTGAATTGCTGTTTTTCTATTGATTGTTTCATGTCTGATAGAAAACGAGTTTATTTTTTCGTCAATGCCTTCGATTTTTTTGAGCAATGTCGGAATATCTATTGCTGAAATGCTTCTCCCTTTGTCCGTTGATGCGCGAATTTCTGATTCTATATGAGGCAGCGCATTTGATTCCAATACAATTTTTTTTGCCAAGGTATCAATTTTTTTTAAAATATCTTCATTTAAATAAAGTCCTCTTGTATTTATTGGTATGGAGAATTTAATCACGGCATCACTCATTATTGATCCAGTATTTACACAATTTTTGTGAATTATTATAAATTTGCACTCAAATTTTTATTGTGAATGTAATTTTAATTTTAAAGCTTTTAATCGGTAGTTATCTATTTATTGTGTTGGCAGAAAGATGGATTCGCTGCATCGCGCATTGCACTACTATTTTTAGCCTACTTCACTGCGAAGAATAATAGAACTCTAACTCATTTGATAACTAATGTCAGTTGAAGTTTGCACTGAAGCATCTCAATTTTTATCCATGTGACGCAGCAACGATTCGCGTATCAACGTCCGATCCGGCTCACTCAAGCCGAGCAGCGGCCGCTCCGGGTACTTGTACAGTGGGCCTTTTTTCGACAAGCGGTCTTGCCGGCCAAACTGATGCACACGCGCCACGCGTGCCACCCAGCCAAAGAACCCAACCTCGATCTGGTCGCCGGTCGCCTTCACTTTCAGGTGTTTGGCGGTGCGAATCTTGGCGAACATGGCTGCCTTTTGCCGCTTGATCCGTCCATTCTTCCCCTTGAATTCCTTGCGCCGCTTGCGTGCCGAATACGCGGTGCCGTCCGGTCCTTGCTGTGCCTTGATGCGCTGCGCCTGGCTGCGGCGCAGGTCGATGGCCACTTTGTGATTGATTGCCCGGCGCTGGGCCGGTTGCAGCTTGGCCAGCAGCGCCCGGGCCCAGGCTTCCAGCGTGTGCAGGTCGTCGCTCACGGCGTGGCCTCGGGCGTGTGCCATTCGGCCAGCAGCTTCTCGCCGGCGTACAGTTTCCAGAACTCGTCGGCGTAGGCGGGCATGTGCTGTATCTCGGCCAGGTGCTTGATATCCAGGCGGCCCGCCTCGCCAGTCTTGACGGCCACGCGCTCGGTCAGGTCCAGCTTGATGGAAATGTCGACCGTTTCATGGTTATTAAAATCCACCTCGAAGGCGATGCCATGCTTGCGCGTTTCCTCGTTGGCCATCAGGTCGAGCTGGTGGACTTTCAGCCAGGCGATCAGGGCCACCATGATGGCGTCGGCGTCGCCGGCGTAGTCGGTGACGATCAGGTTGAGCTTGAAACGGTATTCGAAGGATAGGGAGGCGGTGGCATTGGCCACCACATTGCCCTCGTCGGCGAAGACCAGCAGGCGGTCGGGGTCGCGCTGCAGGTCGGGGATGGCGGCGGCCAGGTGCTGGCGCAGGCTATTCGGTTTGTACATGGTAGGTGTCTCGTACTAGGTTGTAGGAATCGATGCAGGCGTTCAGTTGCCGGGTGGCGTCGTCGCCATCGCCGGCAATGGCGTCAAGAGCTGCCGCAGTCGCCGGGTCAAGTTCGGCGCGCGTTTGGTGCTGATCGCTTGCGGCAGAGGTGGAATCTGCAGTTGCGGCGCACTGGCCGCTGGCAATGGGGATTGACAGGCGCACAGCGCCACTGCGCACGTCATCGTTAAAACGGTCACGCTCAGTTTTTGCATGGGATTGCTCCTGGGTGAGGTGGTCGGCGCGCTGCGCCAGGGCGGCGCCGGCGGCGCGCTCCAGGGTGAGCACGCGGGCGGTGGCCTGGGCCATTGCGGTGGCGGCGGTGGTTTTACTGGCGGCCGCCGCCCGCTGCAGCTCGGCGATGCTGGCGTCCTTGCGCCAGCCCTGCGCCGTCCAGCCCGTCAGGGCGCCGCACAGCAGGTAGGCGGCCAGCGGGCGCCAGGTGGTTGTGGTCACATGGCCACCCGTTCCTTGATCCAGCCGAACAGGAAACGGCGCTGGGTCTTGTTGGCCTCGGTGATTTCCAGGTAGCGCGCCGCCTGCAAGCCGTTCAAGGCGCGCAGCAGCACGGCCGCACCATCCTGGCCGCGCCATTTCAGGAAGGATGCAAGAGCGCCCATCGACTGCGCGCCTAGGCGGCCATCGACAAACAGGGCGGGATAGCGCGCGCCCGTGTCGTTGAAACCGTTCAGCCAGCGCTGCAGGAACTCGGCCGCGCGGTGCGGCCCCATGTTCACGCCCGTGTCGATCAGCTCGGCGCCGATGCCGGCATGCAGGGCCAGCACCTGGTCGAACTTCGGTTCCGTGATATAGCGCGCCGTGTAGATGACGCGCGCCACTGCCATGGGCAGGTCGCGCATCGGCCCCGTGTAGCCGTTGGCGCGCGCCACGGCCACCGTGATGCCGTAATTGGTTTCGCCGCCCGCATCGAGAGGGTCGTTCACATAGCCGCCTTCGGCGCGCAGGATGGCGTCGATGACGCGTGCTATCAGGGGATTTTCTGTGGTGGCCATCAGTGTTCCTTCGCGTCTTTGACCAGCTCGGCGATGTCCTTGTCGCTGCGGCGCTGGAACCACAGGGCCACGGCGCGCGATACCCACCAGCCAGGCGCGCCGACGATCAAGTCGATGGCGGACGCGTTGACCATGGCGCCGATGGCCGGGAGCTGGGCGCACAGCAGCTGGTACACGGTGCCGCCCAGCAGGCACGAGAACACGCCCGCACAGGCCAGGCGGGCGACAAATTCGCCCTTGTTGAAGGTGCCGTCGCTGTTCAGCGGTGGCAGCACGATGTACAGCATGGCGGCGCCGACCATGCCAAGGGCCGCCTTGAAGCCGTACAGTTTGACCAGGGTGGCGAAACCACCAAACGATTCTGCGGACATTGCTTGATTCTCCGGTGAGAGGGGTGATAGATTTTTCATGATGGATAAAGGGTAAATGCCAGGGTTAATCCCATAGCTGCACAAGATCGGCTGCGGCCACCTGGCCCGTGCTGGGCGCCGGCTCGGGCAGCGTGATGACCAGGCCGGCAGGCAGCACGGCGCCGTGGCGCGCCAGCGCGGGATTCATTTCCAGGGTTTGCTCGACGTATCCCGCACCGTCGCCCAGGTAGCGCCACACCAGGGCGTCCACCGTGTCGTGCTGCCGCGTGCGCACTTGCATCAGATCAATTCCACGGTCAGATGCGTGCGGCCGACCATATCGGCGATGGCCCATTGCGCATTGCGCCGCTGTGCGCCGGGCGCCTCGTCCAGCCATTCCATGCTTTTCTTGTCGCTGACGGACGTGGCCGTGCTGTCGTAGTCGCGGTAACGCTCGATCAGGTCCGCCTTCGCCGTGCTGTAGACGGCGCGCCGGTACTGCGCCAGCAAGCGGGACTCGCGGTTGATGCGCGTGGCGGGCACGTCTACCAGCGCGGCGATGCCGGCTTGCGCTTGCGTGCCTTGCCATTGCGCCAGTTCGCGGTTGACCTGCAGGATGGCATCGACCACGGCTTGCACCAGGCGCGCGTCGGTGACGGTGCCGTCCAGGCGCATGGCGTCGCGCATTTCGGCCAGGTTGACGTCGGGAAACCAGCCATCGTTCTCGATGATGCCAGGGGCAGCCGCTGGCGGCGCCGGCGCGGTGCCGGGCGGGATTGACGGGGGCAGGGCCATGAAGGACATACGGGGCGCTTTCAAAAATAGGGCGGTGGACGGGGTTCATCAGGTCAGCATCGTTGACTATGCGTTGGCCAGAATCCCCCCGTGCCGCCGTGCTGCGGGGGATGCTCTTACGCGGAACCGGCCGTGCGTTTGAGGCGCCGCTCCAGCCGTTCCATATCTTTCTTGACGCCGCACGACTCCGACAGGGCGCGTGCGCGTTTCAGCTGGGCCATGGCCGTTTCCGCTTGTGCCACCAGCGCCGGGGCGATGTCCGTTTCGTCGGCCTGGTCCAGCACGGCGATCATGGCCAGGCCGATGGCCTTGTGCAGCTTGGCGCGCGCCTGGTCGGGCGCGTCGCTGGCGGCCGTCAGCTGCTCGACGGTGCCCAGCACCTGGGCCGCGTGCTGCGGATCGCTGGCCAGCTTGCCGTGCAAGTAGCCTTCGGCGAACTCGTCCAGCATCAGGGTGGCGATGTCGCGGCTGTAGGTGTCGGGCAAGGTGAACTTGTGTTCCAGCGCATAGGCGGCCATGACCAGGGCGCGCTCGTACTCGCCCGTGTCGATGTGCCACACCAGCAGGGTGGCAAACACGTCATCCTGGGCGCCCTTGCCGCCGGCCAGCACGCCGTCGATCCACTGCGCATAGTCGGGCAGCATGGTGGCCTTGACCTCGATCTTGCGTTCCACGGACTGAATGGACTTCAGGCGCCGGCGGTCATCGGACAGCTTGTAGAGCATCATTTCGTAGGCCGTGCCGGTGGTGACGCCCAGCGGCGCGGAGGCGCCGGCCGTGCGCTCGGCCAGCATGCGCGCGCGGTGGCGCAGGGCGGGAGATTGGTTGCTCATCACTTGTCTTTCAGCTCGATGTTTTCCACCAGCGCGGCCAGGCCCAGGTCTTCGATCACATAGGCGTCGTTCGACGACTCGTAATTCTCGATGCGGTCGCGCTTGGGCTCGTCCACCACGCGGCGGCGCCGCGCGCCGTCCTGGAAGTAAATCGACAGATTGTCGAAGCGGGTAATCAGGATGGCGTTGTCCGGGAAGTAGGGCACGCGCGCCGCCGGCAAGCCGCCAATGCGTTTCTGGCTGATGATGATGTCGGCCGCCAGGGTTTCCGTGGGCGCCTGCTTGGTGTTCACCAGCGGGAAGTATTTATCGTTCAGCAGCTTGCGCCCGACGATGGCCACCAGATTGGTGTCTTCCTGATACCACGGGTCCAGCAGGTTGACGGCATCGGCGACGGCCGCGTCCAGGTTGGCATAGTCGGCGCCGTCCACGTCGCCGATGATGACCTTGCCCGGCATGCCGCTGGCCACCAGGCCCAGCACGCGATCGGGCGCCTGTTCGCGCAGGTGCTGCAGCCAGCCCTTGTTCACGTCCTGCAGCAGAGGATTGGCGGCCAGGTCGGTGGTGGCCATGACTTTCACGCCGTTGAAACCGATGACGATGCGGTCGAGTGCCTGGCGCGTCAAGATTGCATTGGCCACGCGCGATTGAAAGTCCTGGAACTTGGCCCAGGCGTCCAGCTTGGCATAGCTCAAATGCGTGTCAAAGTTGGTTTGCTCGCAGCGGTACTTGGTGCTATCCATGGTGGACAGGTCGCGCGTCTCGCGTTCCTTGTCCTTGGTGTTGGTGCGGCTGGCAATCGGGCCGGATACGCCCAGGCCCAGTTTTTCGCCTTCCTGCTCGCCCACGCCGATGATGTTCACTTTCGACAGGAACTCGCTCGATTCCTGCATCTTGTTTTCCAGCTTTTGCTGCACGCTGGGCGTGACGCTGAAGGTCTTGGCCACGTTGTCCGTGTCGTTCAGGTGGCCCAGGCGGGTTTCATATTGGCCAAAGACCTGGCGCGTTTGCTTTTTCATAAATCAGTGCTCCGTTGTTGAATGGGGGGAAGAAAGGGCGAAGGCGCTTAAAACTCGGTCTGCACGGCGCCGTCGTTGCCGGTGGCGGCCGGGCGGCGCGGGCCGTTGCCGGGCGCTTCGTCCATCTGCGCCTTGAAAGCGGCCAGCTCGTCCTGCGTGGCCTGCAACGCTGTTTCGGTTTTCTCCAGGCGCGCCAGGGTGCCCGTGTAGTTATCGTTGGCGGTGACGACGTGGCCGGCCAGCGCTTGCACGGCCTCGCTGATGTCGGCGAACTGCGCGGCGTCGGCGCCGGATTTATTGGAGAAGCGCGACAGCAGGTTTTTCATGGCGTCGGCCAGCTTGGTGCCCTGCGGCTCTTCAAATTCCAGCGTCACCTCGACGGCGGAAGTAAACAGGTTGGCGCTTTGCTGTTTGCGGCTGGCGGAGAATTTCAGTGCCTCGGTGCCCAGGCTGGCTGGGCTGTCGGTGACGCCCAGGCCGACCAGGTAGGGCTGCGCCGAGTCGGCAAAGTCGGGCTGAATTTCCAGGCTGGTGTAGAGCTTTTGTTTCGCCTTGTTGATGGCCACCAGTTCCGGCGTGGGTTCGATCTGCGCGAACAGGGCCAGTTTCTTGCCGTTGTCGGTGTCCACTTCCTCGGCTTTCACGGCGATCACGTCGCCGTAGGCCTTGAACTGGCTGTCGGGCAGGATGCCCCGGATGTGTTCCAGCCAGATGCGCGCTGCGTAGGTCTTCGGGTTGTAGGTGGCGGCGATTTGCTCGATGGTGGCGCGGTCGATGTTGCGACCGTCGGTGGTGGCGCCTTCGGTGGCGACGCGGAAGAATTGGGATTTAGGCATGGTGGCGTGTCTCGGTTGATCGGATAACGCCATGGTCAACGTCTTGGCGCTGCGATTCAATGCGGTGCGGGTTGCTATGGGCCATAGCGACTTTTGCCTTTCCCCGCTCCGCGCGCGCGCGGCCTACGCTGGCGGCATGCTGACAATCGAGAAAACAAGCGAACAAACCATCGATGGAATCATCGGTGAACTGGCCGTGCCCGAATCCGAGCCGCGCCGTGCCGCGCGCGCCCTGTACTGGAAGGGCTGGCGCATTTCGTCCATTGCCCGCCACCTGGGGATCAAGCGCAGCACCATCAATAGCTGGAAAGAGCGCGACGAGTGGGACAAGGCGCAGGCCATCGAGCACGTCGAAGCGTCGGCCGAGCTGCGCCTGGTGAAACTGATCGAAAAAGAGGTCAAGAGCGGCAGCGATTACAAGGAAATCGATCTGCTAGCCCGCACCATCGTGCAGATGGCACGCGTGCGCCGCTACGAGCAGCCGGGAGGCAACGAGGTCGATCTCAACCCCAAGCTGGCGAACCGCAATGCCGGGCCGAAGAAAAAGCCTACGCGCAACGATTTCAGCGAAGAACAGAAAATCCAGCTGCTCGACGCCTTCCAGGACTCGCTGTTCGACTATCAAAAGGTCTGGTATCGCAACGGCGACCAGCGCACGCGCGCCATTCTCAAGAGCCGCCAGATCGGCGCCACCTGGTACTTCGCCCGCGAGGCGCTGGCCGACGCGATGGCGACGGGCCGCAATCAAATCTTCCTGTCCGCTTCCAAGAGCCAGGCCCACGTCTTCAAGCAATACATTGTGCAATTCGCGCGCGAGGCGGCCGGCATCGAGCTGACGGGCGACCCCATCGTGCTGCCGAACGGTGCACACCTGTATTTCCTCGGTACCAATGCGCGCACGGCGCAGGGCTACCACGGCAATTTCTACTTCGATGAATTCTTCTGGACGCAGAATTTCCAGGAGCTGAACAAGGTGGCCTCGGGCATGGCCATTCACAAGAAATGGCGCAAAACCTATTTCTCCACGCCATCCTCCACCACGCACCAGGCTTACCCGTTCTGGACGGGCGAGCTGTTCAACAAGCGCCGCGCCAAGGCCGACCAGGTGAACATCGACGTCAGCCACAGCCGCCTCTCGTCGGGTTTTACGGGCGAGGACAAAATCTGGCGCCAGATCGTCACCATCCTGGACGCCGAGCGTGGCGGCTGCAACCTGTTCGACATCGACGAGCTGCGCAACTTCGAATACAGCCCGGACCAGTTCGATAACCTGCTGATGTGCAATTTTATTGACGACTCGGCCTCGGTCTTCCCGCTGGCCGAGCTGCAGCGCTGCATGGTCGATTCCTGGGTGGAGTGGGACGACTACAAGCCCTTGCTGGGCCTGCGGCCGTTCGGCAACCGGCCCGTGTGGATCGGCTACGACCCGGCCTTGAACGGCGACAGCGCCGGCTGCGTGGTGCTGGCGCCGCCCATGACGGCCGGCGGCAAGTTCCGCATCCTGGAGCGCCACCAGTGGCGCGGGCAGAGCTTCGAGGACCACGCCGATGCCATCCGCCAGATGACGCAGCGCTACAACGTCGAATACATCGGCATCGATACCACGGGCATGGGTATCGGCGTGCTGCCGATCGTGCGCGGCTTCTTCCCGGCAGTGACGGCCCTGAATTACTCGCCCGAAGTCAAAACCCGCATGGTGCTAAAAGCCAAAAACATCATCAGCAAGGGGCGGCTGGAGTTCGATGCCGGCTGGACGGACATCGCGCAGTCCTTCATGGCCATCCACAAGACCCTCACCCCCAGCGGGCGGCACGTGACGTATATCGCCGGCCGCAGCGATGAAACCGGCCACGCCGACCTGGCGTGGGCCTGCATGCACGCGCTCGACCACGAGCCATTCGAAGGCACCACTGACAACCACCAATCTTTCATGGAGATTTATTCTTGAGAAAAGCACGACACCTGCGCGCGCGCGGCCAGCAGGCCCAGCCCGCCCCAGATTCCCCCGCCACGGCGCCGGCCACCGCCGGCATCGAGGCGTTTTCCTTCGGCGACCCGACGCCCGTGCTCGAGCACGCCGACATTCTCGATTGCTTCGAATGCTGGAAGAACGGCCACTGGTATGAACCGCCCGTCAACCTGGCCGGCTTGGCCAAGTCCTTCAACGCGGGCGTGCACCACAGCAGCGCCATCCACTTCAAGGCCAACGTGCTGACGTCCACCTTGATGCCGACGAAATACCTGTCGCGCGATGGATTCAAGCGCATGGCCCTGGACTATCTGACCTTCGGCAATGCCTACCTGGAAGACCGGCCCAGCCGTAGCGGCAAGGCGCTGGCGTACCAGCACGCGCTGGCCAAGTACATGCGGCGCGGCGTCGATCTGGATACCTATTATTTCGTCAACGGCTACCAGGCCGTGCACCAGTTCGACAAGGGCCGCGTGTTTCACCTGATGGAACCGGACGTGAACCAGGAGCTGTACGGCGTGCCGCAGTACCTGAGCGCCCTGCAGTCGGCCTGGCTCAACGAGGCGGCGACCCTGTTTCGCCGCAAGTACTACAAGAACGGCTCGCATGCCGGCTTCGTGTTCTACATGACGGATGCCGCGGCGAATACGCAGGACGTGGACAACCTGCGCCAGGCCATGCGCGACAGCAAGGGGCCGGGCAACTTCCGCAACCTGTTCATGTACGCACCGAACGGCAAGAAGGACGGCATCCAGATTCTGCCCGTGTCGGACGTAGCCGCCAAGGACGAGTTTTTCAACATCAAGAGCGTCACGCGCGACGACCAGCTTGCCGCGCACCGCGTACCGCCGCAGCTGATGGGCATTCTGCCAAACAATGCCGGCGGCTTCGGTGCCGTGGAACCGGCCGCGCGCGTCTTCGCCCGCAATGAGCTGGTGCCGCTGCAGGCGCAGTTCGAAGCGATCAACGAGTGGGCCGGCGTGGAAGTGGTGAAGTTCGCGCCGTATGACCTGGGCCTGGGCAAGGAGACAGCGCAATGAGCGATCACATCGACAACACCGACAAGATTATCTTTGCGGAGGTGGCGCGCGGCCTGGCCGCCGTGCGCGGCCGGCCCGCCCTGGCGGCGCATGGCTGCTGCCACTACTGCGACGAGGCGCTGGCGCCCGCGCTGCTGTTCTGTGGCGTGGATTGCCGCGACGACTACGACAAGGTGCAGGCGGCGAAGAGCCGCGCCGGCCGCCCAGGATGAGGGCCACGCCGCGATAGCCGGCAGGGCAGGGCCGCGACAGTCCAGCCGCGCAAGAGCGCCCCAGCCACCGCACAAGCCGCCCACGAGGCGGCTTTTTCACGTCCCAGCGAATGATGTTGTACCAGAAGCAAGAAAAAGGCCCGTTTCGGCCCGGCGCGCGCAGTTGTCCCCCCTCCACACCTGCCCGCTATATAGGGGTCTTTTGACTCAAATTTGCGCCATGGCCGAAGGAGCATGAGGACTGGCGCGGCGGGGCTAAGAGGGGGCATGCGATTTGACGCATTTTGACGCACTTTGAGCGTTTCTTGACGTTGTTGGTGTGATGGGTGTGGGAAGGGACGTTTTAGTGTGCTAGCGGGGCTGTATTGCGGTCATATTGTCCGAGCACGAAAGATATCAGTCGGCGGAGCAATCAGAACAACATGGTGCTTCGATAACCATGCAACGCCTCTGAATTCGGGGCAGTCACTATCTCGATAGGCTCACCAAAGAGGTTAAAATCTGGTATGGGTAAAGGGGGCACAACCCTTAATATCTGCTTTTCGTCAATTCGTGCGTCTTCTCTAAGTTCCATCAGCAAGCGGCCGAGAACATTCTCTCCTGCAAGAGTATTTTGATCGATAACTCGCGCGCCCCAGAATGTATCTTTACTTGATTGCTCAACGATATGACCATCACCTGTGGAAAGTAACAAAGCTCCGAACTCAGTGTAGTTTTGGGCAAGTTTCACTCGCAAACACCATCGCATAATTTTGTGCCGAATGGAGTCCCAGTCTTTTCTTGTCTGGTCGCGGAATGGCATTGTTTTTCGCTTGGCTACAATTGGACTGGCCTCTGAGATGACCAACCTTTGAACTTCAGGTAATTGTGGAAATCGGCATGCTTGATATAAAGCCTCAGTTGTGCGAAAACGTACACCATTGACAGTTACCGCGTATCCACCAGCCATATTCGAAAGCCCGCCAAACGGGTCCTTCGTACGATGAAAGACTACGCACTCACTTCTAGTGTATGTGCGTAGCAATTCAAACTTAGTCGAAGCATTTACTGAAGACAT